GATGTCCCGTCTGGCCGCTGCAGCATCCCAAAAACTACTGCAGAAAGACCGGGCTGAAGTTGCACAGCAGCAAGCGCAACAAGCCGCACAAGACCCAATTGTTCAGATGCAACAACAAGAACTCCAACTCAAGGCTCAAGAAGTTCAACTCAAGGCCCAGAAGATGCAGATTGACGCTGCAGCCAAGGCCGACCAGATTGAAGTCGAGAAAGCCCGGATTGAGGCCCAGAAAGAAATCGCTGGACTTCAGGTTGGGGCCAAGGTAGCCAAGGATCGTGCTGAGCTAGAAGGCAAGTACGAGATGGAAGGTTTGAAACTTGGTGTTGATATTGCCAAAACAAGAGGTGGTAATCAGTGACGGAATATTTGAAGTACCTCGCCAGCCAAATTGAGACTGAGCGCAAGAAACTAATCGAGAACCTAGGTGAAGGTGTTGCCAAGGATCATGGTGAGTACAAGCATATTTGCGGTACTGTAAGGGGTCTCCTTATCGCAAATTCTTTTATCGAAGACCTCGTACGCAAAATGGAGCAATCTGATGAGTGAAATCCTTATCGGCACAAACCCCGATAACCCGGATGAAGCAACAGTCCTACCCCAAACAGCCGAAGAAAAAGCTAAACAGCTGCCAGACCCAGCTGGGTATCGAATTCTTTGCGCACTTCCTGAAATCGAAGACAAATACGACAGCGGGATCGTCAAGGCAGATATCTCTGTCAAGCACGAAGAACTCCTGACTACTGTTCTTTTTGTCGTAAAACTTGGCCCAGATTGCTATAAAGACGAGAAGCGATTCCCGTCTGGCCCATGGTGTAAGCAAGGTGACTTTATCCTTGTGCGCCCCCATGCAGGCACCCGAGTCAAAATCCACGGACGTGATTTCCGCGTTATTAACGATGACTCTGTCGAAGGGGTAGTTGATGACCCCCGTGGCATTAGTCGCGCATAAGGAGTGAAAAATGGCTGAAAAAGAAGATATTGTCGATCAAGAAGTCGAACAAGATACCGATGTTGAACTGGAGGTCGTAGACGATACGCCGCCAGAGGATATTGATCCTAATACCGGTAAGTTACGGGAGCCCATGCCCAAAGAGCTTGTACAGGAACTGGAGCAGGACGAATTAGAAGATTATTCGGAAAAGGTTAAAAGTCGCCTTAAGCAAATGAAAAAGGTTTGGCATGACGAGCGCCGGGAGAAAGAAAAAGCCCTGCGTGAGCACCAAGCCGCTGTTGCTATGGCGCAGAAAGCCTTGGCCGAGAACAAAGCCCTTCGGGAAAAACTTAGCAGTGGCGAGAAGTCGTACATTGATACGGCTAAATCCGCTGCCGAGCTTGAACTCGAAATGGCTAAAAAGTCGTACAAAGAAGCACGTGAGATGGGCGATGCCGACAGGGAACTGGAAGCACAACAGAAATTAACTGAAGCTAACTTTAAGCTACAGAAAATTAAAGATTACCGCCCCTCTTTACAAAATAAGGAAGTTGATGTAAATATAGAGCAAGAGCAGGCACAAGTGCCTCGCCCTGACCAGAAGACGATGGCGTGGCAAGAGCGCAATCAGTGGTTTGGTACGGATGAGGAGATGACAAGTCTTGCACTTGGCTTGCATCAGAAATTGCATAAACAGCACGGTGACTCGTTCATCGGGACTGACGAATACTGGCAAACCGTGGATCAAACCATGAAGCGCCGCTTCCCTGATTATTTTGGGGAGGATGAAGAAAAAACGACTGACGGGGGCGGCAAGCCCGTTCAGCGCACCGAGACTAAGCCAGCCACTGTTGTTGCCCCGGCGTCTCGCAGCACAAGCTCCAAAAAGATTGTGCTAAGTAAGAGTGAAGTTGCTCTTGCGAAGAAGTTCGGACTAACCCCTGAGCAATATGCGAAGGAAAAACAACGTTTGGAGGCTCAAAATGGCTGAGAATAGACTTGCACGCGAATTAGAGACCCGTTCTGTTTCAGAGCGCCCGAAACAATGGCAACGCGCCGATGTACTGCCCGAGCCTGATAAACAACCCGGATATACCTATCGTTGGGTTCGTGTATCAACCCTAGGCCAAGCAGATGCGAGGAATATCTCCTCAAAACTGCGTGAAGGCTGGGAGCCCGTGCGTATTGAAGAGCAGCCCAAGTTTCAGATGCTCGTTGATCCGGACAGTCGTTTTAAAGACAACATCGAAGTTCAGGGGTTGTTGCTCTGCAAGGTTGCAGATGAGATTGTTGACCAGCGTAATGCTTATTTTGCGCAACAGACACAAGCTCAGGTGGAATCTGTAGACAATAACTTTTTACGAGAGAACGATCCTCGGATGCCCCTCTTTAACGAGAGGAAGTCCACAGTATCGTTTGGTAAAGGTAAATAACTTTTAACGAGGTATAAAAATGGCTACTACTGCTGCTCCCTACGGGCTAAAGCCTGTTAAGCGCGTTGATGGCATGCCTTACGCTGGTGCGACGGAATCCTTTCTGATCGACCCCGCTGGCGAAGCCACCAACATTTTCTATGGTCAAGTTGTTATTGTCGGTTCTGATGGCTATCTGGCTATCTCTACCGCCACTGGCGCTGACATCACCACCAACAACCTGGGTGGCAACGGCGTTGGCGCTATCGGCGTCTTCGTTGGCTGCGAGTTTGTTAACGCCCAAGGCCAAGTGATCTTCTCGCAATACTATCCTTCCGGCACCACTGGTGTTGTTAAGGCTTATGTTGTGACCGATCCTATGGTAATTTTCCAAGCCCAGCTTGATGGTTCGGCTGCTCAGACTGCTCTGGGTAACAACACCTTCTTCGCTGCTGTCCAGTCCACCAGCACCGGTTCTACGACCACTGGTAACTCGACTTCTGCTCTGGATGCTACCGTTCAGACCGCTGCCGCCGCATTCCGCATTGTTGGCTTCGCTTCCACACCGGGCGACGCTTACACTGACGTGTTTGTGAAATTCAACCCCGATGCTCATTCGTATCTGAATAACGTCGGTCTGTAAGGAGTAATTTAAAATGGCTATTTCACGCGCACAACTACTTAAAGAACTCCTGCCCGGACTGAACGCTTTGTTCGGTATGGAGTATGCTCGCTACGGCGAAGAGCACAAAGAGATCTACGAAACTGAGACCTCTGAGCGTTCTTTCGAAGAAGAGACCAAGCTGTCCGGCTTCGCTGCTGCTCCTGTCAAAAACGAAGGCTCGTCCATCGCTTATGACAATGCTCAAGAAGCTTACACGGCTCGCTATACGCACGAGACCATCGCCCTGGGCTTCTCCGTTACGGAAGAGGCAATCGAAGACAACCTGTATGACTCCCTGTCTTCGCGTTACACCAAGGCTCTGGCCCGCGCTATGGCTTACACCAAGCAAACCAAGGCTGCTGCTGTTCTGAACAACGGCTTCAACTCCTCCTACAAAGGTGGTGATGGCGTCGAGCTGTTCTCTACTGCTCACCCCCTGGTTTCTGGTGGCACCAACAGCAACGAGCCTTCCGTGGCTGCCGACCTGAACGAGACTTCTCTGGAAGCCGCCGTTATTCAGATCGCTGCCTGGACGGACGAGCGTGGTCTGCTGATCGCTGCTAAGCCCAAGAAGCTGATTGTTCCCCCCTCACTGATGTTCGTCGCAACCCGCCTGCTCGAAACCGAACTGCGCGTTGGCACTGCTGACAATGACATCAACGCAATCAAGACCAACGGTTCGATCCCTGGTGGCTACACTGTTAACCACTTCCTGACCGACACCGATGCTTGGTTCCTGACGACTGACGTTCCCAACGGTCTGAAGCACTTTGTTCGTTCGCCCATGGCTACGAGCATGGACGGTGACTTCGACACCGGTAACGTTCGTTACAAGGCTCGTGAGCGTTATAGCTTCGGCTGGTCTGATGCCCTCGGCGTCTACGGCTCGCCCGGTGCTTAATTAACCTTTTAGGTTAGTTGGAGGGGGCTTCGGCCCCCTTTTTTTACGCCAAGACCATATTGAATGCTATGGATATTCTGGGGTCTTCGACTTGGTTAGGCTCTACGTAGTGCTCTAAATGCCCTGGAAATACTATTAGCTCGGACGAAGTAGGCTGCACAGTGTACGTTTGTACATACAACCCGTTAAGTATGTTATGGACGTTATCTTTATTGGTCGCGCTAGACATGTACGCAAGTTGCGTAGGGTTCTTAAAGACTAGCCCCCCACTGGTATCTGGTACGTTTAAATACACAACACCGCTTAGAACGGCTCCCCCGTGCGTATGTGGAAAATTTAGATCGCCTTTTTTGTTTATATTGATCCAAGCGATGTCTAGCAAAAGCGCGGTGTTTAGTTCTTTACATATACTATCTAGCTCTGGGAGTATTGCACCAGCTATGGCCGGAAACAAATTTTCTAGCGCAAAACTAGGGCTTTGATACCCACCTATATTTGACTTGCCAACAGAAGGCACCTTTTTGGCAAAATCTAAACACTTAGCAGATTCTTGCGCTGCATTTATTTCGAGCCCGCATCGCCAGATTGGGATTGAGAAGAGCTGGGTTTTCATTTATTACGGTCTTCTTCCCAGTGGACTTTGCGGTGGCAGTTGGCGCACAGCACAATACATTTCTCCATAGCCTCTTTCATAGCCGCTTCGTACTGACCATTAGCGATTAGCCGGTGTACTTTTCGGTTATCTGGCTTACGGACTACGTGATGAAAGTCCAAGGTAGCTGGGTGGTTTTCCCCACAAGAAGTGCAGGATAAACGGGCTTTAAACGCCGCAAATTCGGTGCGCCCCTGCTTTTTTCGTTCGTCAGCCCGGGCTACGTAGGCTGCTTTGTTCTTTTCGTAGTGCGCTTTTCCCCACTTGGCGTAGTGATCGGGGTCAGCTTTTCTGATTCGCTTGGGTCTAGGTGGATGATCTTTTCGATCATTCTTGACGGAATTGTCAGCGTTTGGGCGTGGTTGTCCACTGTCCACGACTGGCATATGCGTATCCCCTGTTGGTTTTGTGAAATTAGCCAGCCAATAGAGTACACAAGCGGAATCTCTACCGGCTCTGGATCCTCATTACCTTCTAGCCAACCAAACTCATGGTGTGCGTCGTACCAATGTATGAGCAACAATGGGGGCCTGACTTGCGCCGGCTTCTGGTTAGCTACCTTCTCGTCTGGTTTTTTGGGCTGCATAGGGGGGTATCCTACCAAAGTTTATTTTTGCGGACAGCTTGTTTCCCCT